ATCTTGTGAATGTTTCTGCTGATATCACTTACGGTAATGAAGCTGACCCATCAAACACAGTATCAGATTTCGATACAACCCCACCAGCAGATGACATTGCTTTCCCTTATACATTCGCACACGGTACATTAAAATGGTATGATGGTTCATCATTGTCAACAGTAGCAGAGGTACAAAGTGCAAACATTTCATTTACACAAAACGTAAACCTATTATACAGAATTGGTTCCAACAAGGCAACCGCAGCATACAGACAAGGCTTTGACATTAATGGTTCATTCCAGGCATCATGGAAAGACGATGCAATATTTACCCAAATGTTGGATCAAATCAACGCAAACCCAACAACTGAATTGTCAAGTGGAACAACAACCGTATTAGAATTAAAATTCACCAACGGTGCAAGCGGTTCATCTGAAAAGACAATTACAATGAACGTGTATGGTGTAGCCATTGACAGTCAATCTGTTGACGGTATCAGACCAGTAGATCCAGTATTTGAGACCGTAAACTGGGAAGCAAGAGGAGTTACTATTGTTGCAGACAACAGTACTGCTACTGCATTATAGATAGATATATATACAACTATTTTACATATATTCGTATGACAGTACATAAATTTACAATAGATTTTGAGGGTAAAAAAGCACCAGTAGAATATGAGGATGATATGGCATTCGGCACGTTTGAGAAGATTATAAGAGAGTGTGCAGACATGACAGATGAATCAAAACTGGTAAAAAATGTCCAGGAATATAGAAAGGCTATACTATTAAATGCATTAGTTTCAGCACCATTTGAAATTACGGAAGAAGGATTAGACAAAGTTGGTTACAAAATTATCATTCAAATCGCTAAAAAGGTGGTAGATGCATACCCTTTAGGGGACTATTTGAATCAGACGATGAAGCCCTTCGAAGACTCACCGACTACGATCAAGTAAAATACCAATTATACACAATATGTGCCACACAATTCGGGTGGGATAAGAAACAAGTAGACAATCAACCATGGCAATATCTCAAATATCTGTTATTAACATATAAAGTACAATCAGGATTAGTCACAAAACCAGGTGTACCTATAGGTGATCAAAGAGTTGTAAAACCTAAGAAGAAGAGTAAGAGAAATTTAAATAATAGAAAACCTTTTATAAAGTAATATTATGGTTGACAAGATAGAGATTACAACAGGCAGGGAACTATCCAAATACCTAACAGGGTTCAGTAATTCAGTAGATAAACTCAATAGAATATCTACAAGATTCCAAAATATAAAGAACAATGCAAGGAATGCAGGTGGATTGGATGGTAGACACCATGAGATAAAACAATTCTATCAGAGTCTTAGCAGAGATTTAAGAGGATTATCTAAAGAGATTGCAAATCTAAATGCAACAGATAAGATGATGGCTAAACATATGAAGAACATATCTTCAGGTAGTGGATTTGCAAACCGTATGTATGCTAATAAAATATCAATGCCAGGATCAATGAATATGTTAGGACGTACTCCTCTTGGTATTGGAAGACAAATGTCCAATCCATACGATCCAACTAAGATTGGATTAGGAAAAATAATGCAAGATGCGGAACGTAAATCCGGTCTAAGTAGATTAAATGAAAAATATAGACAACCTTATAATTACGATCCATATAATAGATCTACAACTCAAATGCATGGTGCATTTAGAAATGCTATTAATCCTAGCATAACTAATGCTGGAGACTGGCTTAGTAGAAAAAGATCAGTAATGGGTAGAATGGGATCAAATGTTTCTGATTTAACATTTAATAGAGATCCTGATAATAGAAATAAAAATAATCCTACCCCATTTCCAGCTACTAGTATACCATCAATGTTTCATACATCAATGGCATTAGGATCTAATATGAAAGAGTTTTTTGGCATGGGTGGAGGTGATAAAGGAGGAGAAGATGCAGAGTATAGTGCAGACGGTAAAAAAACAGGAAAGGGAAAGAAAGGAATTGGTGGTAAAATAAAAGGTGCATTAAAAAGTCCTCTTGGAGTTTTAGGAGGAATTGGTGGTGCAGCAATGCTCGGAAAGAAACTTATAGACTCATCTCCAATGTTACAGGCAATGATGAAGATGTTAAATACAACATTCACACTCATATTGAGACCAATAGGTGACTTTGTAGGTGGTATGTTAAGACCTATTACAATGTTTATGCTTAAGGAAATTGCTATCCCTATGGCTAAAAAGGGAAAGGGATTTATGAAATTCGGAGAGGAGATTGGTAACAAGATTCTTGGATTCTTCCTCAGACCTATAGAGTCAATCAAAGCTGCAATTATAAATGCAATATACCCAATGGTTAAAGGTACTATTTTTGATACTAATAGTGTAAAACAAGATGCAAAATGGGCTGAGAATTACAATGGTGTAACCGATTGGAAACTTCAAAAGATGATAGACAACAGTGAAGAAGGAAGTGAAAAACAAAATACATCCAAGTGGTTGAAAGATCAACAAAAATTGGGTAATTTGTCAGACGAAGTCATAAACAAGTCAATGGACTTGTTGGGTGGAAATGTTGGTTCAATGGGATTGGATGGCAGTCAGGCATTTGGTATAACAGCAGGTGGACTAGAAAGTGCAGATGAGGCTGATCAATCAATTGATGAATTCCTAGCATTTATACAACATATGGAGGCAAGCGGACAGATAACAAGTGATGAAGCTGATCAAATGTCACACTGGATGAAAAAGGCTAAAAACGCAGGAGCAACAACAGCTAGAAACGCAATAGATATGGCTAATATATTCGGAGGTGCAAACACTGCAATACAGAATAAATTAAAAGGATTGTTTAAATTACAAATGTCATTAGCAGCAACGGCAAGAAAAAATGATAATAAAGGTCTTAGTCGTAAATTAAAAATTAAAGCAAGAGATACAAATGCCATGACAACTTCATTAGAAACAGCTGCTACTGGTAATTTCTTTGGTGTAAACAATGCTATTAATAGTGATCCTCCACCTGCACTGAGCAGGATTGTGAAACAAAGAGCAACTAATTTAAGAGATTATAAAGACCAAAAAGCAGCAGCAGCAACACAAAGTGCTAGAAACGCAGCAGTTAAAAATGCATTAAACCCTACAAATGGATTATCATTTGATTCAAGATCAAAAAAAATATGGGATGAAGTAAAAGCTGGTAGAATGAGTCAATCACAAGGTAAAAAAATAATTAATGGATTGGCTAAGGAGATGATAGGAAGTACTAATAAACTTAACATAGGTTACGAAGGTTCAAAAATACTAGATGCTTATAATGAAGCCAAAAATAATGGCACATTAGGTACTGAAAAACAGGATCAATTTAGAACTGATTATTCTAGAGCATCAGCACAAGGTGATAAACAAGGTCAAGCAGATGCAATGAATTTGTTAGGACAAGAGGGTAAGACATGGGAAGATTATATTGCAAAAGAGGGTTCAGGTATAGATAAAAATACAACATGGAGAGATCTTAAGGGAATGGCAAATGGTGGGGTTATCAACGAGCCTATACTTGGTATTGGTAGAAGTGGTCAAGGATATCAATTTGGTGAATCCGGCAAGGAGTTTGTTACTCCAGAAAGAAAAGCTGGTGGCACAACATTCAATGTTATTAATATCAATGTAGGCAACGTAAACAGGGATGCTGACTTTGACAAACTAAAACCTTTAATACAGAGGTGGATACTTGAATCTAATAGTAGAAGAGGTATGATATGACAAAAATATTCCTAGAAGCATTTAACGGAAGCACCAAACAATGGATGTATGAGGCTAGAAACTACTCATCATTCCAACAGTCTGTAGAGGTTCCTGTGTCAGTATTCGGATTACCAGAATCAAGTTCAGAGTCAGCAATTCTTACCAAGGCAGATGGTAACACAGAGAGATTGACATTCTCATGGACTATAAGAGATGAAGAGACTTCACCAGTATTTAATGGTTTGGGGGTTGCTCAATCAACATTTACTAGAGATTCAGATAGTAAAACATTTACATGTACCACAGCTGATGGTCAATTTATATTTATACAGGAAGTGTTTGAAAAAATAGGTATTACCACAAATGAAAAATATAAATTTTTATTATATGATGATGCTAATTCAAATGAACTTTTAGCAAAATATGGAATAGTCAGCAGAATATCAATGTCAAAACAATCAACTGATCCCGTTACATGGAATGCAACTGTTGAATTTACTGTCGGGGATGACGTTACAGTAAGTGGTTAGATGAATATTAAATTATTTATTAATGATGTGTCTAGGTTACCATTAAAAGTTAAATTGAAAAAAGAAGGGGAACGTTCCATAGATCAGATTGATATATCATTACCTCAAAATGTACCAGTAGCCACAAATGATGAGTTAATATATTTACAGGACATGGCAAGTCTTGATGATATAGCAGGATTTTATAATTTCCAGGGAAATACAAAGGATGAAAGTGGTCTTAAAAATCATGGAACATCTACATATGTTACATATGTAGACGGACAATGGAACAGTAAACATGTTTCATTTAATGGTACTTCATCAATGATTACAATACCAGATGCAGATGAGTTTGATTTTACTGGCAAGTTTGATATATTAATATGGGCTAAATGGTCAAGTACATCCCAGCAATATCTGTTGACCAAAAGATCATCATCATCAAACGGACTGTCAATATCGGTTAACGGTACGACTGCCGGGGACATTACTGTAGACATAGGAGGAACTACACTGACAAGTTCCACTGCCGGATACAACGACGGAGACAATCATCTTATACGACTTTCAAGGGATGTAGACAACCTTGTTACACTGTATGTTGATAATGTATCAAAAGGAACAGCCACAATATCATACAACACTACAGATACCAACTCATTGAGAATAGGAAGAGACCACACTACAGGATACTATGCAGGAGAGATAGGAAGGGTTAGAATTTACAAGGATTACAATATAACAGACCAGGAACATACAAACATATTCACCAAAAGAAACTCACGTACCACGTTAAAATTTGGAGGATATGTAACAAAGATAGAGAACAAGACAACTCATAATACATTATTGGCACAAAGTTTTGGTAAGATGCTTGCAGAAACAGAGGTTAGAAATCAGGCATATGATGATAAAACCCCTGAATATATCGTAGAAGATTTAATCACTACTAACACAAATATGGAAGCAATAATGAATGGTGGTGCAACAGGTTTAGTGTTAAACAAATTTACTGCTGCTGGAAAATTAATTGATATAATAAAAGACTTTGCATCATTAACAAATAGAATGTTTTATACTACAGGTAATAACCAATTTGTATTTGAACCTATACAATTTACAGAGACTGATATAACATTTACCCATGGGAACATATGCAAAATACTTGAGACTGGATATGATGATACTGAACTTGTAAACGATTTGACAGTACTTGGTGAGAATACTAGATACAATACAATTCAAACTTTAATAGGAGATGGTAATGAAACATCTTTTGATTTGAATCACGGTGCTGTCTCAACAAAGGTAACAATAGGAGGGGTAGAAAAAATACCTGAAATAGATTACTCTTTTGACTCTGTTGGAAAAACAATAACATTCGTAGTTGCACCTTCAAATGGTTCAACCATAACAGTTGATTATCAATATGAACACCCATTATTCTTACGAGGTACAAAACAAACAAGTATTGCTACATATGGAATAAGAGCAAAACGATTAAATCTTAGATGGATTAACAATAAAAACGATGGTATAAGATTTGTACAATCATATCTTAATAGATATAAAGAAATAAGTCAAAAAATTAAAATTGATATTGGTAATATGTTTAATTCTATATCAGAAAATGATATTATACATGTGGTAAATGCAGTCAGTAGTATAGATGGTACATTTGTAGTTAAAAGCATTGAATGGTCATATCCTGAATTTAATACAAGGTTAAATGTTGGTGAATATTACTTTGATTATTTCGAATATGACAAGGATATAGTGAAAAAATTACACGATATAGAGGGTTCATTGACAACAATCAAAACTTTGATAGATTATGAATCACCTGAAGAAACCATAGTAATTGGGGATGCAGTCATACAAATTGTAACGGAAAATTTTACAGAAAACTTTAATATGGGAGATACAATCGTTAGATATGATAAGAATTT